CCTGAGGACTTATTTTCCCCATCGATTTCGGAATGATACTAAATACGAACTCTAACCAATCTTCTTTTTCGAGCGTGCCATCCAACGGATCATCAGCGACGTACCAAGCAATAGTACTGCTTATCTCACCAGTCTGAACGTAAAGGATATTCTTCGCGTCCTCCATCGTAATACTGGCGTTACCTTGCATTATCTGTGCTTGTGTCGCGGTTTCTACGTCTGACTGTAATCCGGACATCTGATCAGGGTTCCCAGCCATATAATTGAACCAGGTCTGTAACGTCCCGACCATCTGGTCGTTTTTATTATTGCTTCCACCAAGTGAAATAGTATTAACCGCACTTGGGTCTTCTGAGGCAATAGCCTCGCCATCGAACGCATCAACAATATCTTTAGCTGTATCGGCGTTAGTAGGATTATATAATATAACGTCTTTTTGCCGCAAAGCCTGGTCAATTGATTTCCGAAAGACCGAGTTCGCGGCATTTTGCAAGTCATAATACAAACTAACGGGAGCGACCGGAATCGGGTTGCCTGGGACAGGCTGAGAAAAAGATAGGTATGTATATGGCCCGTCTTCCGGTCCATGAAACTCGGTCTCCCGTAAGTATCCCTGGACTGATCCCTGGGTAGGGTCTGCTATTGTTATCAATGCTTCTGCGTCGGGAATCCATAATTCCACAACATCTACAAAATCGCGGAACAAAGCGTAATCGTTTCCATACTTATCTGCACCGCTTATATTCCTAGTCTTACTGGAATCTGTGCTTTCGGGCGATTTAGGAAGTTTCTTAACCAAATCATGGTCATACCCGGTAGTGTCGAGTAGTACTTGCCTCGGTACACGCACCCGGTTTCCAGTAAAACTGGCATCGGTAAATAGGGGTTCTACTGCCATCGGGTCAAAGACGAAGTCATCCAAATCAACGGTTTCTACAAATACTTGCCCTGGATCAATATTTATATTATCCACGGAAACAAATTTTCCACTCTCTTTAATACCAGTCTTAGCTACACCAAATCCAAAGAAGGCATCAACAATCCAAGAACGTAAAGTATTCCATAGTTTTATTTGCTTTGCTACTGAATCCAACTTTTTTGCTGTAGTTTCTGCAAAATCTTTTAATTGTGGATACTCTGTGTAAACCCCGTGTTTTGGGTTCTGCATAACCAAGTGTGGTACAGTAGCCCGTATAGCATTGAATATCAAAGCTAATGGCATTTCCCCAGCTTCTTCTACACCGCGGGCTTTAGCTTCTGTTTTGTAATATTGGCCAACGTACCCGCGAACGAACATAGACCGGGCCTTTCGATAAGACTTGATCCTATTAAATCCCTGGCGGGTTGCCTCAGCTAATTTTTGTGGCCCGATACTTTCTGCCATTCTATATTCCTATTTTATGCCGCCAATTAAAATTCCTGGAGCTATTCTTATTTTTTCTATCATATTGTGCTTTCCGCCAAGCCGGACTATTATATGGCGGCGGCCCCTGTTCTTTTTTTTGTTTTCTATTACCACGCATCCCGCGTTTAGCAAGGGCATCGGCGATAACCCGATCTCCATGTGCGAGTCGCGATCCGCTGGCTTCCTGTAACAAAACTGACGGGCCTATTTGCCCGTTGTCGAATACAAGGTATGTCATTGCTTCATCTATTGACTCTACACTCGGATTGAATATCTCAAACTGTGCTAGAGCCTGACTATATTCACCAAGCAATTCGGCCTTCTTTTCCGTATTGGAATGGAACCCATACTTTTTCTTTTTCCTTGCAGCCCCAATAACGCCGGCAGCTTGGTCCCGATAGTAATAAGGATACCCAAGAACCTTAACCATCATTCTACCAAACTCAATACCGGGGTTTCCATTAGCTTCCCAGATAACAAAAGGCATCTTACGCGGATTCCTACCACCAAACCATAAGGCCGAAGCAACTGTAATACGAGCAAACTCATGCGGCGGAACGCGGGAATTGGCCCATTCGCCCACTTTAAGGCACTTATCAGCCGAGTAAGCCGATATAACAGAATTACTTGCTCCTTGTCCTTTGCTTATATCTATACCAAAAATATAATTCTCATTCTGGTCCGGCCGACCTTCTATCAGATTACACCACAACTTCCAGCCGTTTAGTTTCTCCTGTGTGGTCGAAGAGATTCTACTCATAACTTTATTCAACGCCCCACTTCGAATAATTCGCGAGACAGAGTCATTAGCCACGCCTTTTACAAACCCTATTGTTCTGTGGGTCTTCGGCGGTTTGCAGTACATTCGCTTGTAATTCTCTAGCCCGCCAGTATCAAAAAAGGTAGACCCGGCTCCCTGGTGATTCATATCTACTTCCTCAGCCAGGTCTTTTGGACTACGGCGTTCTTCTTCGTTACGACGCCAAGGAGAAGTAATGAAATATTTTCCTAATAATTTATCATGCTCTACTGTTCTATTTAAGCCCTTAGCTGGGTGATCCCACCAAGCCAATTTAAAAACTTCGATCTCGCCAGATGTTACCCAACGCGAATATTCAGACCCGGCCTTGGCTGTTCCATTTATTATTCGACATGCGGCGACATCGTCGGTGGCTTTTCGCATGGCGGCCCCGTTTTCTACAGCGGAGAATTCATCTAGTAACACAACAGTACGTGTTGAACCACGAGCAGCATTTTTTGTAGTGGCCTCGCCAAAGATAGCACTGCCATTAAGTACGTTAGTAATCCGCATACTCACGCGGTTTCTTTTACCTGGCATACAGTTCGGCGGTAACATCCACTTCGGTAACCAACTATTAAGGTAGTCGTGTTTCCAGAATAAGGCCTTGTCATTGCCAGGCTGATCAACGTAGTCTTCTATACGACTAAGTTCCAAGATTTTACTATTAGGGCGGAATAACCATAGCCAATGTAGAAAACCAACCAGACACCAAGAGGCCCCCATCTGTCGACTCTTATCAATAGCAATATCCCCACCATCTTTTATAAGAGTGTCGAGGCGGAGTAATAGCCTGTCTTGGATTTCCCAAGTAATAAACGGTTCATGCGGATAGGGGTTATTTATTTCTTTGCCAGTTTCTGGATTCACTATTTTTGCGTTGAAAGTGAAAGCAAATGCATTAAACCAAAAAAGGGGCGAACCAATACAAGCTGTTAATAATTCTCGCTGTAAACCTCGGTCTTTTTCAGCTTTATCAAGCAGTTTTGACCGCCATGAAAGGTTAGCATTGATCTCTTTCGGTACTTTTATACCCGTTTTATCCACCCAGATAGCCGGTATATTAGGGAATGGCGTTGCTAAAACAGGTTTAAATGACGGTGCATCTATTAACATAACTAATCCACCAACTCGTTAAGTTTGTCTCTACCGAGTTCAGTAACTTTTTCAGCCGCGGTCGGCATATCTTTCTCTTTGTCCGGTGTACTCTGTGGGAGAACTTTTCCTTCCACGCGATCTAATATAGTGTTGATCGCCCATTGCGAAGGCAGGTGTTTCTTTTCTCTACCGTCTTTTAGCTTTTCAGTTCGTCCGAGAGCGTATTCCCAAATTGATCGAGCCAGGACATCGAATCGGTTCAAATAAATCGGGTCTCCGTCTTCGCCTTCTATACAACTATGTGGTTCTAAGCCGATCTCGTGTATCTTATCGGATAAGAGTCGGTTTAATTTTTGTTTTGATTCAGCCATTAGACTTCCAATCTACTAATAAAGACGTCCGTCGCATCAATAGTTGAAGTCATATTAAGAGTAGTTTTATTACTAGGAATATGTATAACGACACTATCCCCGATATTAAAATTCCACTCTTTGTTCGCGTCTGTTGCGGCGGTGCCAGTAATACTTAATGACATCATATCACATACTTTGGTGCTATCAACTCGTGCTGTTATTTTATACATGGCCCCAGCAACAACGGTTAGAGTATAGTTAGTGCCCGCTGTAGTACAGGTTTTTTTCTGTCCGCTTGCTGCCACGGGGGCTGCTAAATTAGAATGCGGGGGAACTCGTTGACCCTTATTATCACAAGAAAAATTCATCATAAGAACTACTCCTCTTTTTCTTCATACTCTCTCATCAAAGAGAGTCGCAAAAACTTGACGCATATCTGTTCAGCCTGTTTCCGTGTCTCTGCCATAATGATAGGAATACCATGCCGGGCCATAATACCAATTGCTGAACCAACGGCACTTTGTGGTAAAAGTTTTGACCGGTAATTGCCGGTAAACAAATCGAACCAACTACCTTCTACAATAACACAAAAATGTTTAATCTCGCCGGCCCGCACCATTTCCGCGGTGAACCGTTTACGATTTTTCCCAATAGAACCAACGAAATCTGCTAGACTTTTCCGCTCTACCCCAATAACATCCTCATACCCAACAATAGAATAATCGCCGGTCTTTAACGTCTTGACTTCGGAATTCTCAAACGCCCAAGGTTTCTGTTCGCGGGTGTCGATAGCGATAGGGAAGTTTTCAAATTTAAATTTCATGGGCGGTAATCAACCAAATAAATCAAATTAAATGTTTCAACCGGCTTGACCTGTCTAACGAGCAATTCTTTAAATCCTTTTATCGTAATTCGTGTCCTCAGTACCACGTACTCTGAGCCAAGGTATTTATAGATGTTTGGTTTACTCAAGATAGTTTTCTATGCTCTGTTATACAGCCAAGAGGAAGATAAGCTATTCCGTTTAGGGCTGCATCATATACTCCGGAAGTAGCGGCTAAAATAACGAAGTTTTTATTTTTTGTAATAAAAAACCCAACCGACTTGCAAGCCGCCTCTTTC